AACGGAAACAACTATACACAAAATAAAATAATGGAAATGTTCGTTGAATGGGTAGAGAGTAAAGGAATGTTAACATTTTGCACGGTAAAGAGATTTGAGGAAAATAACGAGTGAAAGGGATAATAAAAGATGAAGCTAACTACATTAGAAAAAATACAAGTATACCCTATTGCGTGGGTGAGTTACCTATTATTCTTTACACTAATTCAAGTTATATCTATAATTAGGCACGCTAAGTTAAAGAGAAACTTCCCAAAGTTTAGAAAAGAAGTACAGGCGGGTATTAAAAGAGCTGTAATAAAACATAGAAAACAAGTCTCTATACTATGAACAAAGAAGACTTTTAGGCATGAAATTAAAAGAGTAGATAATGAGTAAAAAAGACGGTAAATTTGAAAAAGGTAATAAGGCTAGTCAAAAGTATAACTATGAAGAAGTAGCTGAGAAGTTAATCAAGTTCATAGAAGATAGAGATTGCCCTATAATTGCCGAATTTGCCTATTTAAATGATATACCTAAAAGTTCGTTATATGAAATGAATAGTGAATCCGTTAAGAACCTAATAAAGAAATGTACAGCAAAAAAAGAATTTTATCTAGAAAGTAAAGCCTTGTCAAATGATGTAAACCCGACAATGGCTATTTTTAGTTTAAAGCAATTAGGTTGGTCGGATAAGATAGAGAACACGAATAAAAACCTAAACTTAGAAAAGAATATAGACGAAGAAATGACAGGTGAAGAAGCAAGTTTAATATATTCAAGTATTGTTAAAAATGGGTAAATATACCGATATATATAGAGATAGATCAAAAGTTTATAAGTCTCTTAATTGTTCTTTGAAAAAGCAAGCAGCGTTTAAACTTCATTATAAAAGTAATCCTATAGACTTTATAAATGATTGGGGTGTGACATTCGATCCAAGAAAGAAAGGAGATGAAGAACCTAAGTTAATGCCGTTTATATTATTCCCTAGACAAAGAGAGTTGATAGATTGGTTTGATTATCTTCAAGAGATACAGAAAAACGGAGCAGTTGACAAGTCTAGAGACGGTGGAGCGACTTGGTTAGCGAGTGCTTATAGTTGGCATCAATTCTTATATGTGAATGGTAGTGCAATTGGATTTGGAAGTAGAAAACAAGATTTAGTTGATCGTATTGGTGACCCTAAGACAATATTCACTAAAATTAGACAATTATTTGAATATACACCTAGTTTCTTTCTACCTAAAGGATTTAACTATCAAAAGAATTTAACATTTATGCGATGTGTTAATCCTGAAAATGGTAGTAGCATAGTTGGTGAAGCTGGTGATAATATTGGTCGTGGTGGTCGTACTTCATTATACTTTAAAGATGAATCAGCATTCTATGAACATCCAGAGAGTATTGAGGCAGCACTTGGAGAAAATACAAATGTTCAAATTGACATAAGTACGCATAACGGAACGAATACAGTATATTATGAAGCAGTTAATAATTATCCAGACGATAGAGTATTTGTATTAGATTGGAGTGACCATCCCGAAAAAAATCAAGATTGGTATGATGGAAAGAAAGTTGAATACGAATATAAGGGATTAGGTCACTTATTTGCTCAAGAAATAGATAGAGACCCGTCCGCAAGTGTTGCAAGAGTTGTTATTCCTAAAATATGGGTTGATGCTGCAATTGATTCACATATAAAACTTAATATTGATCTAGAGGGTAAAATAGTAACTGGATTTGATGTTAAAGAAGAGGGAAAGGACCAGCACGCTAATACAATAAGAAATGGTAATATAGCTTTTTTTAGTAAATCATGGGGTAATGGAGATTCAGACGATGCAACGAAAGAAACATTATTGAACATGAAAGATAATAATAGTGTTGAGATGCGTTATGATAGTGTTGGGATTGGTTCAGGAGTTAAGAATACTTATAAGAATCTAAATAAAGAAGCTAAGTATAATTATGAAGTAATACCTTACAGTGGAGCACATGAAGTAAAAAAGAAAAATTCAATTTACATAGATAAAATGACAAACGGTCAAATGTTCGCAAATTCAAAGGCTCAAGACTGGTGGAAAGTAAGAGATATGTTTAAGGCTACTTATAATGCAGTAGTTAAGAAAGAAGAAATACAAGATATAAGCAATATAATTAGTATAAGTTCAAAGATTCCAAATTATCAAGCATTATGCAGACAGTTATCACAACCGACATATTCAAATAATACACAAGGGAAAGTATTGATTGATAAGAAACCAGACGGGGCAAAGTCTCCAGATCAAGCCGATTCTTTCATAATGTGTTATGCAGATGTAAAACAAACCGAAGTAAATAATATAAGTATGGGATTTTACTAATATGAGTAATAAAATATCAGACTACCAAAATTCAAGTTTTCAATATTATAATAATCTATGGATTGTATTGAATGACTGCTATAATGAAGATATAAAAGCTAAGGGCGAAACTTATCTACCTAAAACTTCGGGTATGGAGAATGATACCAAATCAGGAAATAAAAGATATTTAGCGTATAAAAGGAGAGGTAACTATTTTAACAACATATTAACAACTGTCACAAACAGTACAAATGCGATAAATAGAAGACCTGCTATTATTTCAGAATTACCAGAAAGCTTGGAGTATTTAACAAATAAGTTTAATTCAGACAATGAGAAAATGCTAGATGTTTTAAATAACGTATACAATGAACAGATGAAATTGGGTAGAGTTGGATATTTAGGGGATTATATTGTTGATAGTAAACAATTTGAAGCAGTAGAATACAAAGCTCCTTATATATTAGATTTTGGATTTGAAAGAAGAAAAGGTTTGAAAAGAGTAGTGTACATATTATTGTCAGAAACATCAAAAGAAATAAATGATGACGGAGTTACAAAGGACGTATTAAAATATAGAATACTTGGATTAGATCGCAATGATAACTATTTTACTGTATTAGTTAATGAAGACAATATAGAAGATATAGGAAAGATTAAAAAATTCACAGCTAAAGACAATAATTTAGATTTCAATATAGAGATAATCAACAATGAAAGTAAATATAGTCATGGGGATTATGAAGTTCTATATCCGAATGTAACAGGCAGAATGCTGCATTATATCCCGTTTAAAATAGCAAATGCAAGAGATACTAAATATGACTTTTCAAGTCCTCCATTGAATAATCAATCTAATTTATCAATCTCATTGTATAATGCATCTGCTAACCATGAGCATTTAGTTTATATGCAATCTCCTAATTTACTACTACTGAAAGGCGTATCAGAAGAAGATGTTAAAGGAATGGGGGGCATTGACGGTATACTTCAAACTGAAAACGAGAATGCAGATGGTAATTATATCGGGGTTGATGGCTCGGGACTTGCAGAGTCGAGGGCTTCACTAGGTGACTTGAAAAATGAAACTGTTAGTTTCGGAACTGATGTAGCTACTAAGATGACACAAGAAAGTGAGAAGTCATTACAAAGTAGAATAATGCTACAAACTGAGAAACTAAAAGAAATATCTGTAACAGGTGGTAATTTAATAGAATTTTTACTACAGACTTTTTCAGAATGGAATGGAGATCATAAAAGTGTTTATGAGAAAATTAAAGTTAAAGCAAATACAAACTTTAAAACGGAAAAAGAAACAGCAGATGAACTTGAAAAAATGGCTGGTATGTGGGCAAGAGGTGAGATAACAGATCAAACATATTACGACTTCCAATTTACAAATGGTTATGTTACTGAAACTTTTGAAGATTGGCTATTGGAAATACTAAAGAAAAGATTAGAAAATAAAGAAGTTGATAATAAAGAAGTAAATGAATAGTGTCAATAATGGCACACAATGAAAGGTAGTAATAATACTACAAAACGATAGGTGCTGATAACAGCACAGGAGGATTCAAATGTTAAAACCAAGTATAGCAAGTCTAGAAGAAGTTGAAGAAAGTTTAAGAGGTGAGTACAAAGAAGTTGATGGTAGTTTTATTCTTGATGTAGAGGGTGGTTTCAAGCCTTTAACAGAGTTCCAGAAAATACAAGGTGCTTTGACTAAAGAAAAAGCTAATCACTTTAAAACTACAGGTATGTTAACCAACTATGGAGATCATACTCCTGAGTCGATTCTAGAAATGCAAAATACAATCGCTGCAAATGAATTAAAGGGTAAAAAAGGTGACAGTGACGACGTTGTTAATGAAAAGGTAGAAAAGTTGCTTAAAATTAAGATGACCCCGCTTGAAGCAACAAATAAAACTCTAACAACTAGCCTAGAAGAAAGTAAAGCTACTATTTTAAACTTTGAAACAAAAGAAGCAACACAAAGATTAAAAACTAGAGTAGATTCAGTGATTGATGATAAGGATAGCAAATATTTATCAACCTCTAAGAAAGATATCTATAATGCTGCAGTAATGGCAGGGTTTGAATATAATGAAGATGTAAAAGGGTTTATAAATAAAGATAGCGAAACTTTTGATACTTGGTTACCAAAAGAATCCAATGGAAGATGGGACAAAGGCTCTCAAGGTGCAAATGCTGACGGTGGAGGAGGTAACTCTGACGGAAGTGGCACAATGACAGCTACTGAAATAATGGAAGATGTATGGAATAAAAAATAATATAAGGAATAAAAAAATGGCAAACGCATTCTACGAATTAGCGATAAAAAACGCTAAAAAACAAACAGTTATGATTGACTCTTTTACGGAAGAAGCTCCAATCTTAGCTAGTTTACCAATGGAGCCGACAAGCGACGGCTTAACAAATGTTTATGAAAAAATACTCACTATCGATCCTGCGGAAGCGGTAGACTTTGACGAATCACTGTCTGAGTTGGACATGAAAACAGTACTAGAACAATCTCAATTATCTAAGTTCGGTGGATTGATGTCAGTAGGAGAAGACAAGGCTCAAGCATTAGGTGGGCATATCTCATATTTTGGGAAAAAATTGCCACATATTTTGATGCAAACAGGATCCGTTACAGAAGCTTCGATATTGTATCATAATATAAGAGCTTATGCTTTTACAAATAGCAAGCTAGTAGATGCAGGAGGAACTGGTAGTGTAAACTATTCTATTCTTGTTGTTAAGTGGGTTGCAGGACAGACAACAGGATTATATGACTCAGCTGGACTTGGAAGCGGGAAAGTCTTTGATATTTTACCATTGAACAACGGTGGTGCTCATAAGCTTACAAATGGTGAAATTGGTTATGCTCAAAGATTAGCTACATACTTCGGGATACAATTAGCAAATCCTAGATTTGTTGGTGGTATTGCAAATAGTGATCCTGCCGTTGCAGATGATGCAGCAATGGTTACTGAGGAAATGATGGATGATTTAATCACAGATTCATATGGTAATCCAGCAAATACTAGAATTTATATGCACCCTAAGAT